CCAAATTCCCGTATGCTCTAAGAACATCTTTTAATGCACCACGACCTTTCATGGTATTAAATGTCAACATCTGAGAAACCTTATCATTACCATAAGTAGACTTAATATATTCAATGATATGTTCTCGTTTGTCAATAGGTACGTCAATATCAATATCAGGCATAGATACTCTATCTTTTGTATTTCTACCAGCATTATAAAATCTATCAAAGATTAGACCATATTGCATAGGGTCTATAGCTGTTATTCCTAATAAGTATGAAACCAAACAGCCAGCAGCACTGCCTCGTCCCGGCCCCGGTAGCCATTTGTTCTCTTTAATATGATTAACTATATCTTGCACAATAAGAAAGTAGCTAGACAATCCAGCACCATGCAACACATCAAATTCATACTTTAATCTTTTAACATATTTATCTTGATCTTCTTGGCTTAGACTATTTAACTTATTGTGTCTCCATCCTGACCGACACAAATCTCTTAGAAAGTCAGAGTCAGAGTTGTATTTATCAGGATAGTTAAACGGTGGCAAGATAGGCTGACTAAGTATATCGTACTCTTCACACATACTGTCTACATATATTGTGTTCTCTATTTCTTCTTGAGTATGCAATTCAGCCATTTCTTCTGGTGATGGAATATAATACTTATCACTATTAAAAAAACAGCTTAACGGAACGTCTTGACCATTTTGCAGTTTATGGTTAATCTGAGATAAAGTAATCTTCATATTATTACACAGCAATATTCTCTGGTCTACAGCGTCAGACTGCTTGGCATAGTGTGCATCTGGTGTGCATATAACTTTGGTGTCCATAAGACCACCTAGAGTTCTGATGCAGTCAGTGAGTTCTACCTGAGATGGATTCATCTCTTTGTCTATTAGTTGTGCTTCTAGAAACACGTTCCCTGTACCAAAAGCATTGGTTAATTTAGAGATATGATCTTGACCTTTCTTTTTCCAATCGTCATTTATCTTATCTCCCGGTATGATCTGTCGTGCTAAAGTAGACCCTAAATGTCCAGTGATAGCTACTAGATTACCGTCAAGCAAATCTCCCAGTGTGTCTATATCAAGTCTGGGCTTATGGTAATATCTTTCAGGATTATTGCTTTCAGACACAATCTTAATTAAAGTCTTCCATCCTGCTAAATTCTTAGCTAGAACTACAAGATGGTCTAACTTACCATTTTCTCTGTTCTTTTCTTTGGAATCTTTTTGGGGTACATAAAGCTCGCATCCCAAGATAGGTTTGATTCCGTTTTGTTTAAGTTTACTATAGAATTGTACAGTGCCAGAGATTGATCCATGATCTGTGATAGCACAGGATGATACTCCAATGTTCTGACATCTTTTAACAATATCTGAAGGTTTACTTAATCCGTCCAATAAGCTGTAGTGCGTATGCACATGCAAAGGTATATATTTTTTCATTCTGTACTTCCCGGAGCCTTGTAATGTCCTACATTGTAGCCGGGAGTAGTGTACTCGTCAACTGTTTCTTGATAACCTTTGAGGCCAATGTCGTGAGCGACCTGCTGACATTTAGTCATTTTGTCGCCAACATTGCATACCATACCATCTCTATATTCTGTGATAGGTTCAATATTTGTTCCCTCGAAAGTCGTCTTACCGTAATGGCATAATTTTGTACACTTCCAGCTTTTGCTTAATCTCGGTTTTAGAGTATGCTGTATCTTCTTAAACTTGTCTTTCAATAGCTGTTCTGTCTTGTGCATATCGCTCTTGTCAAACGCCACGCTAAATGGCCCACCATCATTAATAAAATAGATTGTCACAATTACATTATCTATATGTGGATACAGCTTTTTTACTGCATAGTAATATATCATTAGTTGTGGGTCTACTTCTAGTTTCTCTTGGGTCTTTTCTTCCCCAGTTGCCCAGTTTAATCTGCGTCCTGTTTTCCAATCTATAATTTCAGCAGTGTTCTCGTTGGGCTGAGTGATCAAGTCGATTGTACCTTTAATAGATAATTGTCCTTCTAGTGGCCCATCTTTAGTCTTATACTTAAAATGTGCCCAAGGCTTATCTATGGTAATATCAAACCTTTGTTCAGGATACAGAATGTTTCTTTTTCTAGGATCAAACATTCCGTCCTCGTAATTGATAGCCTTGTATGTCCACTTAGAACAATCTCTAGCGTCTGTTGCTGTCCACTTATGATGACTAAAGGCTGTTGTATAGTATGTATAAACAGAATCTATAATTGCATCTAGATCATAATTATTTACATCTACCTCTCCCACAATATCGTCTACAAAAGTTTTATCTTTCTTTTGTTGGTGAAATTTTACAAAAGCTAATATTTCTAGTACTTTATGTACAATAGTTCCTTTGTCTGCCTTCTTATTAGAAGGAGATCTATATCCCATAACATAGTCAAACAGATATTGCTGCTCACACATATTATGAGTATTATAGGAGGAACTTCGGAAATATGTAATTATAATGGTAACACCCCTTTTTCTTGGAGGAAGGTTTTGATGATTTGATTCCGTTCGTCGATACCCATCTCTTGACTATCAACAACCAAGTCAAAATTAGAGTAATCATAGTTTTTGGCATCCAATGCCACTTCGCTTGCGTGTGATGATGTAAACAGGTCTCTATTTAGTTTAATCACTAAACCATCGAACTTTTTAACTGTCTCTACCTCATTAGGAAATCTACAGTCCGCAATAATAGCAAGGCTGTATCTGTCTTTTATAATAGACCTCATAGTGGCATTAGCCCATACGTTATGTTGCATTTTTCTAAATATATCTGTACCGACATATTGCAAGACTTCTCTAGCCGACATACAAATATCTGTATCAGGCCAAAGACAATCTACTAATTGATTTTTTTGATCGTCAGTACCATAGCACTGATTGTAATTGATACCAAATATATCCATGCACATTTGTTTTAAACTATCTGCAAAGTTATATATACGTGCTTTTCCATAGTCATGAGTAGATTCATATTGTTTTACTAGGTATTCAGCAGAAGTAGTTTTACCAGATTGCTTTCTACCCGCAAATGCTATAATCATAAGTTCGCCTCTATATACTGTTTAATTTCTTTTTGTATTTCTTCGTTGCTCATCTCCCCAATATCTGATTTAGAGATTTTAGGGAAAAATAATCTATAAGTATTTTCGCACTTCTCTTTAATTTCCTCTGCTGCTTTGTGTCCTGCTTCATCATTGTCTGTAATAATAAACAGAGTCATAGCACCAGAAGAATCTAAGATCAGTTTTTGTCTGTCGCTTAGATTACATCCAAAGATACCTACGCTATTGTGTATTCCGTTTTCTTCTAGTCTCCATACATTACCGGGACTTTCTACAATGATTGCATAGTTGTCTTTTAGAATATGTTCTTTAGCATACCAAAAATTATAAAGATGATTCTGAGACTTAAAGCCAAGACTATGTTTCCATTTAGAATATAACCATGTCTTTTCTTTATCTGGACACTGACCATTAGGATTATGGAAAGCCCCACAAATATCACATTTATTATAGATACTTCTACCAGTTGCTCCTACTAGGTATTGCCCAGAGTCGTCGTATATAGGAACCACAACTCTGCTATACATGGGCTTTTTAGGATTACTACAAAGTCCTACATCATACTTTTGTAAAGCATCTTTAGAGAAGCCTCTATCTACATAATATTTTGCTGGTATATCAATATTGCTTATTGCTGATTCTCTAGGAATCTTTTTTTCGCTTAAAGGCTTAACCGCTAGATTGTTAACAATCCTAGAAAAATTAGTCTTGTCTGATCTTAGTTTAATGTCGTCTAATTGACCGTCTAATTTATCAGACACTATGCTTTCGGCAAAAGACATTACTTCTGGGAATGGTGCAATCTTATCTCCTTCTTTTTCCCATCCGTATTTCTGTGCCGACAGAACACCTCTAATAAAGCCTAATATAGAACCTTTAAAAATCTTTTCACATTGATGAGTTCTACATTTCCAGTTGCCTCTATATGTGTCTCCTTCATAATATAAATTTAGAGCAGAGTCATTATCTCCACCATGAATAGGACACGCCATTGTTATCATCTTTCCATTATCTCTGTATTCGTGCAGATCTAATGCAGCTAATAACTCTTCTATATTATCACATAAAGCATCACAAATTGCTTTTAACTGATGCTGATTATGCGAAGGGGATTTCTTCTTTGTCATCATTGTCTACTACAAATCCTTCATCTTCATTGGAACTACTATTGGCTACTTCAAGTTTGGTTTTGCCTTCTGTAATTTTGGCACACCAACCCTTCATATTACAATTAATATAATCATTATCATCAAGACCACCACCATGCCTACTGATAATAGGAATAAGTTTTCTATTGCCAGAATTGGGGCCATCTTCTGATATTTCTTCATCGCTCTTTCTTTTAAAGATTGTGAAGTTGCTACAAAGCCAGATGATTCTATCTGAACCACTAGCTGTGTCTGTGCTTTCTTTTGTGATACCATCCCTATTAAGCTGAATAAATCCAACAATAGGAATTTTGTATTTCGTCGCAAAATTATGTAGGCTAGTCATCATGAATCCGAG